GTTATCTCCTTTACGCCACAGTAACGGTGGTTCCACCGTCAAACTGACCGATTTTAATGATGATGAACTCAGCTGGACGCTGTAATGCAACACCGACTTCGATGTTTACATATCCATTATCAATTGAACTTTGTGGGTTGTTTTCTGCATCAACCTTAACAAAGAATGCTGCTTGAGGTGTTGTGCCTCGTAGGCCGCCCTTGCTCCAGAAGTCTGTTAGGAATGTACTAACGTTGGCTTCAATACGACGCCATAGTGCTTCGTCGTTTGGTTCAAAGATGGCAAATTCAGTAAGGTCTGTAAGAGCCTTACGTAGATAAATAAGTGTGCGGCGTACTGGTACGTACTTGTCTACGTATCCAGGTCTAAGTGTGCGTGAACCCATAACAACAAATCCAGAACCAGGTACAAACTTAATTGCGTTTACTGGTGCTGCTGCTGAGTTAAGGTTATCAAGTTCAGCATTAGTTAGAGTAACAACTGATACAACTCCTGCAAGACGTGCTTGCAAGCCTGCTGGTGCTTTAAACACTCCGCGTGATGCATCTGTTGAGCTAATCAAACCTACAACTGCGGCGCCAGAACCTACTGCAACAGTGCGTCCAGAACCAGAACCAACAGATACTGTTGGGTCAGATATCAATAGATTTGGATAGTAAACTGCAGCTAATGAGCTAGATGTATATTGAGAAGCAAGAGCAAGTTGTGTAGAGACTACATCAGAAACTCCATCAATAACAACAAAGACATCTTGTCTAAAGTTTGCGTAACCAATTGCTGCGTTAATTACAGGTACGTTTGAAATTCCTGGAACGTTAAGAATCAAAGATTGCTTAACAACATCAAGAGCTAGCAAACCAGTTCCATAGTCATTGTTTCCTAGGGCGCTTCCAGCGCTTCCAGTAGCAAGAGTTTGGTTAGTTACAACAGCTGGGTTACGTGTAGCTCCAGTGTTTCCAGAGTTTAGGTCTGTAAGAACTACATAATTTGATGCTGCGTTTACTGCTGTTGGTGCGTAACGAGCATTAGAGGCTGTCATGGAAAGGTCATTGTGACGCTCTACCAAGTTAGCATCTGTGTTGCCGTTGTAGTAAACAAGCAAATCAAATAGACCTGTTGTAACAGAGTTAACTACTGAAATGTTAATGTTGTTACCCCAAGCGCCAGCGTTCTTTGCTTGAATTTGAAGGGTTGTAGATGGTGTTGCTGCACGGTCTGCCAAAGAACGGGTTGCGACAGTAGCACCGTTTGTTAGACGAACAACGTAGCACTGGCTTCCGCCATTTGAAAAGAACATGTATACAGCTAAAGGTAAATCGTTAGTTGCATTGGTATTCCAAGAACCAAATAGGGTTACATATTGGCTCCAAGAAGTTACAAGTGTTGGTGTAAGAACTGGTCCTCTATCGTTGGCGCCAATAAAAGCACCAATAGAATCTGAGTTCGGGCCAACTACAGGTGCAACAGGGTTAAGCGTCTCTTCGACGTAGACCCCTGGTCGTAGTACTGCCATTTGTTATATCTCCTTTGTTTAAACTTTGGTGACCGTGTATTAGAGTTTTGTTAGTCCTGCAGGGATTACGGCTTGTGGTACGGACACTGGGTTAGTGTTGATGTTAACTTCCTCAACACGCTTGGTAGCAATCTTTGCAGCAAGCGGTGTAAGTTCGCTAACAACTCTTACTGTGTAAACATTGCGAAGAAGTCTGCGGTTGCCAGTTTCACCGTCAACTGCATCCCTCTTTGCAAACCCATCAAGGAACATATGTCGTCTTGATGTTTCAGTACCTAGTTCATTAGGCACTAACAAGCCGCCGTACTTTGATGGAAACTTAGTTGTGAGCTGATGAATGATGGCCCTATCATGTCGCGGATTTCTCGCGTAGGTCGTAATCTGATAGACCAAATCAAAAGCTACTGGTATTTCATAGGAGTAGGTCCTATTGCTTACAGGGGATATTGTTCCTCTGTAATCATTGTCGGTAAGCATTCCTGAGGTTTGCCTATCGTTTGCGGGTAACATGTCAATTAAGTCAATAGTTACAAATGGGAATTCTTGGGCTCTGACTTCAACGTCTGGGTACCCAAACCACACCTTAACTTGACGAGATGCGTTCTTCTCATCTGACACCGTCATTCCCTGTAATAGAGTTTTTAAGGCTAGGTCCTCAGCAATAATAAATGGGTTACCCATGTTATATCCTGCTCGCTTCTACTATTGACTCATGAGTTTCCTCATAGATGTCTTCAGCTAGTTGGTCTGCCCTGTAGTTAAAAGAACGAAGAACGGGTGAGGGTGGATTAGGACCATCGCCATACTCTAAGTTCTCTATCTGTGTACGAAACTGTTCTGGGTAAGTAATGTCAAGTAAGCCGCCGTTTTTAACGACCGCTAAGGAATTGACTATCTCACTAGGCCAGCCTCGATTGAGAGCGTGACGACGAAGCTCGGCTGTCAACGAGATTGATGATGACGACAGCTTAGAATTAAAATTATTTACGACGCTTGTTGGTAACACCGTTAATAATCCCTCGCGTTACTGCTCCTATTACAAGTGCTTTCCACACGCCAGCGCCCGAGCCTTTATTGGCTTCGGCTAAAGCCTCGATGAATTCCACATCGGAAGCTTTACTTATCTTGTTATCTTCAGGCATGGTGCTCCTGTAGGAGTAGCAGGGTAAACGCAGGGGTGGTGCTTTGAGCCCCGCATGGGCTCACTAACTAGGATAAAGCAAAGGGGCCCTTTTGGGACCCCTAAGCGGTTACTTCTTTTTCTTTTTTTCTGCCTTGGCTTCGGCTTTTTCCTCAGCCTTTTCTTTCTTCTTGACCTTTTTAATAATGCCTAGGTCAACCTTCTTATCTTCGGCAATAGTCTTTGGCTTCTTCTTTTTGCCGTGGGCTTTGTCCAACTTTTCAAAGTCAGCTTTGTCATCTTTGTCAGTGATTCCAGCCTTACGCATAAGACGGGCATCCATCTTTTCATCTTTGGACTTAGTATATTTGCCCTTCATGAAGGACGGGGTCTTAGCCATGTTACTTCTTCTTTGCAGCCTTCTTTAGGAAAGCTGGCATTTTCTTAGCTGCAGCCTTCTTAGCTGCTGCCTTCTTTGCTGGAGCCTTCTTAGCAGACTTCTTGCTGCCCATGCATCCACATGTTGCGCACATTATTTTTTCTTCTTTCTTGCAGCAGCCATGTTGTCGACGAGGTTGGGATAGGGACGGCCTGCTGCCTTCGCCCTAGCCTTAGCAGAGGATTTCTGCTTCTTAGATAGTTTACTAGATTTGCCTGGGGTTGGGTCCTTCTTCTCCCAAACTGGTTTTTCTTTTTTAGCCATTAGCGTCCCTGACTACGATGGGCATTCTTTGAATGCCAGTTTTTTACCGCCTTAACCCCTTGCTTCACTGTCTTAGCTCCGCCTTTTTGGGTTAGATTTATTTTGTCGTTTTTGCCACCCTTCTTACCAAGGTGGTCAACAACCACTTTCTTGTCTTTTTTATAGACAACGTGTGGTGCTCCACCAGCAAGAAGCTTAGCTGGTTTTTCTTTCTGAGCCATTAAAATACTCCTGAGTAGAGAACTGAAACTGCGTTAGCGCCTGTAGGAGTAACGGCTACCCCATACAACTTATCTCCAGCATTTAGGTCAATGGAGTAAACAGAGTCTTTCTTTACAGTAAGACCCTTATCTACACCAGAAGTAGTGACGGTAGCGTCTCCAATATAGATAGCGTTGTTATCGTCATTAACAATTTGAACTGTAGTAGTTGGGCATTTTGCAGGTAGGTCTACTAATAGAACTGGAGTAGTACCCACTGTGTGTGAATGATGATGTAAAGCCATGTGGCCTCCTAATTAGCGTACGCTAAAAATTGTGGGTCATTGACCATTTCTTCTGGCATGACCTGTATACAGTCTACTACTAGTAGGGTGAATCTTTCAGCAACAATGCCGCGTTCTTGTACCGCATATGGACGGTATACCTGGTTCTTCCAGATTAGACGACCACGGTTTTGCCTATCTGGGTTTGCAATAACACCAGGAGCAATCTTTTCAACGTCTTCAATATTAAGAGTAAGGTGAAGCTCATCCGCGTTGTAGTAACCGACCGCCGAAGTCTTAGCTTGACCTTGAGTGATAACTGCTCTAACTACAGGAAGTTCATAAGGACCAAGCCATCTTTTTCCACCAAGGTTATTGGTTATATCTTGACCAGTGTCGTAGATAGGGTCAACTACAGTTGCCGCAGGGTTCCAGACATACCAGAGAGCCTTTGTACCCACTGGGTACTTGAGGTCGTGGTCTACACCTTTTAATAGGTCGGTGGTTTCAAAGTCAGCGTCAAAACGACCGCCTGGGGTGTGACCTCTCATTAGGCAATCTCCTTCCTACAAAGTTCTAGGTTACTCTTTAATCTCTCATTTGTCGGGTCTAGCTCTACCGCCTTCTCAGCATATTCAACCGCTTTTTCTTTTTCACCAAGCCAAAAAGAACATACGGCAGCTAAGTCGTAAGGCAAAGGGCCCCAAGCAAATGCCTCATTTAAATAGTCCATATCTCGTTCTTTAATATTAAGTGCCTTTTTGCACAGATGTAGACACTCTGTAAAGTTGCCTTTTTCGTAATGATAGTTAGCCCACTCAACATATCCTTCTCTTCGACCAGGGGCTTCTTGAGTTGATAGTTTCCACCACTTTATTTTTTCCGCTTCATCTGTAGAACACTTAGCTATGTAGCGCATAGACGATGCACGCTCAGCTTTCCATATAGCTTTAGGAAGCGATAGATGACGTTCGAACTGGACTTTAGCTTCTTCAAGCTGTCCGTGAAAGAATAGCTCTCTAGCGTAGTAGTAAGCGTTACGGTCATTATCTGGGTCTTCTTCTATTGACAGTTTAAGAAGGGGTAGGTACTGCCCACGGGATTTAGAGTTATCAGCTTTGTGCCACAGTCCTAACTTAGACCAGTATTCTTTTTCTTCTATACGGTCTGTATACAAGCACTCATGAACAGGGTGAACCCAACGATAACCGTGACGTGCATGAATCTTATCTCCGCCAAATGTTAAGCCTGGGGTGCCATCATCGTTAAAGTTCCAGGTGTAGTCGTAGCGTATACGTGTAGAACCTTTTGGAACCTTTTCCATTTCTTTGCGCCAACCTGGTGCCAGCAATTCGTCCATATCTAAAGATATGCAATAGTCAATGTCATCAGGCAACAAAGCAAGAGCAGCATTGCGGGCGTCATCAAAGCGCCATGGTCGTATGCTAATTTTGTGGCACACAATTCCTAGGGCTTCAGCCTTACTTACAGTCTCATCAACAGAGCCTGTGTCAGCAATCATGAGATAGTCGGCATCTTTAGCTGATTCATACCAGCGTTCTACAAACTGTTCTTCATTTAATGCAATCGTGTATACGGCTATTTTCATAAATTAATTGTACCTTTAAATAGAAAAGCCCCGCCAGTCCCTGGGGACGGCGGGGAGCTATTTCTATAAATTAAGCTAGGGTTGCAAACTTAGCGCGACCGTAGATTTGGGTACCGCCGTCCCATGAGTAGAACTCAAGGACAGTCTTACCAGTACCTGAAGCTAGAGTTGGGGCTGAGCCACCATCCCAAATGACGTTGTTAAATGCAACAGCATTAGCTCCACGGCTAGCAACTTCTACCTGCCATAGATTTCCATAACCAGTTGGAATACCAACGAAGGTTACGGTAACCGCACCAACAGGGTTTGCAATACGGACAAAAGGTCCGTTAGTTACGTTGATACTTACTGCACCAGTTGATGCAGAAAAGGTCTGCAAACGTCCAGTATGTCCAGCGTTGATGTAGGCGTCGTTAGACTGGGTCAACACCGTAGGCGATGATGATATTGCCATTTACTTTCTCTTTCTACTAGAAGTTGCAGGTGCTTCTTCGATAGCA